GTGAGAACACATCCCAGCCTTCTCTGTAGGGGAGTGGTCATCTTTTTCTTTGCCTGATAATGTGTCTAAAGTCATAAGACTTTTAGACCAAACATACTTATCTACATGTTCTTGAAACGTATCAGACTGCGGGGTGATTGCATCAAAGGTTTCAATAGAGTCGATGTAACCTTCGTCGATAGCGCGTTGGAAAGACTGACGGGAGAGTTCTGCGTACTCTTCAGACCGTTCGTCTCCTTTCATAACTATTTGTATTGCTTTCATATGACTCACAAAAAAGGGGGATGTTACTCCCCCTTATTTATTACATTAGTTGTTGGACACAGACGGCTACCACGAATACACTTGATAGTCCTGCGAACATCCAACCCATCTCCTCTAACCTAGAGTTGGCTCGGTTGCTCTTCTCCATTGTTGCTCTCCTCGTTTAAAAGTTGCGGGGTCGATTGATAAGTGACACCCGAATTAATTGCTACTTTACGAGGCTTCTGACTTTCAGGGATTATTACCTCCAATTGGATGGCAAGTAACCCGTTCCTGAAATCAGCTCCCATTACTTCAACATACTCCGACAGACGGAACTGACGTTCAAATCTCTTCGTCGAAATGCCTTTATGAATATACTCTCTAGTGTCGTTTACAGACCCTCGAATGCTAAGTGTACGGTTCTTTACTTCGATCTCGAGTTCGTCTTCCGTGAATCCGGCGACTGCTAACTCGATTAGGTATTGATCCTCTCCCGTCTTTAGAATGTTATGCGGGGGGAACGTATCACCCGAGTGTCGTGCGACTCTATCCAATTCGTCGATCATAGTATCAAATCCGACGAATGCTGAACGTGGGAACAGTTGTTTTGCTGTTAATGTCATGTTGTGACTCCTTAAAATTAAGCAAGTTTAAAAAGAGTGCCCGAAACATTCGGCACACTCGTTACTATATATACGAGTTATGATACTAAAAGTAACATATAATTTGTGAATATGTCACGCAAAAGGATCATAGTCGTCATCATCTATCTCTATAATAGGGACAGAATCATCAACCAACACAACCCTTTCATTTTCGATCATGTCGATGATTTCTTTTGTGACCTTGATGTCCATTTCTATGAACGCTTGCTTCTGCAAGCACATGTCCAAGTGTCTGTAATAAAAATCTAATTCTTTTTCTTTCTCTAATTTCTTTTTAGCTACTTCAGAAAACGAAACAATGTTGTTTTTGTTATCTGTCATATCTTGTCCTTAGTAGTACATTGACGGATCTGGGCTTCCTTCTACCCCGAATGAGAATGATACTCGCGAAACTTTAGGAAACACTTGATGGTGAGTTCCTCTAGGCAAATACACATACATGCCTGGCTCAAAGTCAAACGGTTCATTATTGTTTATGCCTTCTACTTTTAGACCGACCGTACTAATAACCTGAACTAAGAACACATCCATAGAATCTTTGTGCCATGGATAAGATCCGCTTGCACGACCAAAACCACTAAACGCAATGTTCGTGATTTTGTTTGCGTGAAGCGCGAAGACATCCTGCATTTCTTCATAGATCTTTTTCGCAAAGTCCGGTGCACTACCGCGACTATGAAACGAATTTAATCCTATACGCATTTTGTCTGAGTTGCGATCGTAGAGATCATTCGGATGCGAGTCCATCATTTGCATGTACTCATTCCAATTATAGGTCTCTTCCATATCAAACGGCAAGTTTCCTATGAATGGTGTTTTGGTCCGAATGTTCTCATCACGATCGTCAAAAATACCATAATATTCTGACATTATCAGTTGTTTCCAATATTATACTTCGGTTGCAAGTTCCAGTTGGACTTGTCTTTGTATGAGATGATCTTGATCTGTCTCATCGGAGCACAGTCAAGTGCAACGTCTTTATTAACTATTGCAACTAAGCCCCAATCTGCAAGCAGAGTGGCGATAGTGTTACGTCGTTCCATGTCTGAAACTTCTAGATTAGATTTCTTGCCGTCCAACAAGAACAACTCCTTAAAATGGACGATAAAGTACCTACCCTGCTTGTGCAAGATATGGCATGATTGGAATAGGGTATTATCTCTACGCGAAGCAACCCCTATACGCGTTAGTGTTTCTCTGACCTTTAAAAAGTCATCTGGTTCTGCCAACGTGATTTCTAACATCATGTCGGAGTTCCATTGAACTAGATTATTCTCTTCCACCTCTGGATACCTTATTTTTGATAGTTTTTATTTGTGATTCTGTCAAGAGCCCAATAATTTGTTTCGCTTTTGATTCACTATACCCAAAATATTCCTTAATACACTCCAAGTCGTCTCGTTGTTCAGGCTTATCCCATTTAGAGAATCGTTTCTTCTTACGTACAATATTTATAAGAAAGTCGTATTGCATCTTCGCATCTAGATGATGTAATCTGTTCATTTCATTCGACATAATTACAGTATCTGGAAAATATGATAAAGACCTGTTTACGAGAAACGAGTTATATTTAGTCTCCACGTCCTCATCTTTGTCCATAAGATTAATTTTTGTGTTATTAATACTGGTCACAAACTCAAATGGACTCATGCTTTGATCTCTACGTTTGCCATACATTCAGTGAGACAAGCAACTAAATTCAACTCATGGTCCGCAACAAACGCATTCTTGTACTGATAGTCAGCCAGAATGAGAACCAACTGAGGTATACTATTCGGGTCAACATGATCATACATCCTATCATATAAACCACGAAATATCGCCGTGGGTTCTAGATCAAGATTGTTGACAACCCAAGATCGCATCTTCTTAAAGTTTTTGTCGCGTAAAGAAGTAAACAACTGCGTGTATGTGTCGGAGATATCGGTCTGTTTATCGGGAACGGTGTTGAGTGTTCCTGATATTGTTCCGCGCTGACATTCATTAAGAACACGTCGCCAGTCTGGAGCATGTTTCATAATGATCTGCGCAACGACCGATTTCTCATACTCAACGTTTTCAGATTTTAGAATATCAACAACCCGTGACATGAAGTCGCCACAGAGCTCCGGAAGATCAGTCTTACTAAAGTTAAACGAATACTTGGAACATCGCGAGTGGAGAGGTTCAATAATACGATTCTCAAAGTTACACGTCATAATGAAACGACAGTTCTTTGAGAACTCTTCAATAAACCCACGCAACGCGGGCTGTGTGGACTGTGGATTGAGATAGTCCGCCTCATCTAGGATAACAACCTTGTACCCACCAGACAGGGACACCGAAGAGGCAAACTGCTTGATCTTCCCGCGTAGGGTGTCAATATTGCCTTCTTCTGATCCGTTGATTACGATGTAGTCAAGATCCAACTCATCACAGATAGCTTTGGCAACAGTAGTTTTACCCGTACCTGCACTCCCTGCAAACATCATATTAGGCAGTTCTCCGCCTTTAACGATGTTTTGAAAAGTTGTTTTTAACTCCGCAGGCAGAATAGTCTGCGACACAGCGGTGGGACGGTATTTTTCAACCCAGAGAAATTCATTACTCATTCGTACCTCATAATATAATAAAAGTTGTAGGGAGTATTATACTACATTTCTCCCTTCAAGTAAACCTCTCGCATAATTTATTTATGCGATTACAGTTAATAATGTCAATTAATTTTTACAATGTGAACAATCAATAAAGATTATATGCGTTCATCCGCATAAGCGTGATTGACTTTGGCGTGGTGCATTTCATCACGACGGACACAAACAATCATATCAGAGAGCATTGCACCCTCTTCAAGATCTACGTAATAGTCAATGGCAATTTGTGGGGCAGGAACATCCTCAATCTCCCCTGCAGATATTAGTGCCAAGTAACTGGTGTAACTATTTACAGCCTCTTCTTCAAAGTACCCAGTCATGCGATGCGCAGTACGGGGAAACAACATATACATCAAAAGATAATAATGCCAGAAGATAAACTGAACAAAAATAATGAGAACCCTCTCTAGAACAGAAGGATGAACTATTTCCATAAAGAACATTAAGTGCTTGCGTTCATTAGTGGCTTCGTCTAACAGTTCTTGGATCTTGGTGCCGTTACCCTTCTGTAGTCTGCGTAGACTATACAAGTGGGTTAACATTCCGCCAACCATGCCCGGCACTCCAGCAACTGTCTCTAAAATGAGAGCGCGTTTGCCATAGTTTCGCCGGAAGAACGTGTCTGCAAAAAACCTAAAGAAAGAGGTCATTGATCTTGCAAACACATCTGACATTTTTGTAGTGATATTCACGGAATCTCCGAAGATGGTGCCGCCACCACGAATCGAACGCGGGACCTACTGATTACAAGTCAGTTGCTCTACCAGCTGAGCTATAGCGGCATGTTCTGTTTCAGTTTTTCCTTACTTCTTTCTGTAAGGGACCTTACTATGTATATGCGAGTGAACGCTACAAACGATATTCCAACAGTAAGAATTGTGGACAGAGTTAAAGGATCCGTAATTCCCCACTTAACAACCGCTAGCCATGTGTAGAAGATGTTAAGTGGGTAATTGATGACCGTCCCAAGAGCAACGTGGATAGATGTTTCTTTTGCAATCAGGGGATCATATAGTTTCATAAAAAAGGGGTTCGTGGGTATATAAACATTATAAAAAAATCATTCGCAGGCAACAGGTCACCCACGAACCCAAACTGGTTACTCGGCAGATTCTTCTGCCTGTTGTTGCGTAAGAGTCTCATAAAGAGCCACAACCTGAATTGCTTGGTCGCGCAACTGTCCAATAGTAGTAAGTTCTTCGCCTTTGAAACCGCCACGAGTGACGACGGTATCTACAACCGCGACACAGGAACGTGATACGCGATTTGCAAGTTCGTTGAATGTTGCTTGTTCTTCAGTCATGTTAAGCTCCGTATGTTGATGACTTTTCAAGTGCAATAAAATATTGCGTGTTAGAATTAATTGATCGGAAGTGTGAGATCAACTTAGTTGAGACCGATACCTCATAGTCTTCTCCCAACAACTTCATGTTACCCACACCCATAACAAAGTTGAAGTCTGCGTCCACAGGGAACTGACCTTCAACCAAGATAGAGTATGAGTTTGAGGTGGAATCGTTGGTATCGATCACAGACACTTCAATAGAGTTCCCATTGGGACGGATTGATATGTTGTCATATCCAAGAGCAGACGACGCACGTTTGATCTTACTTAGTGTCTCGTTTGTGAGTATAAATTTGACCTCACACTCAGGCATCACGATATCTTTCTTGGGTGCAGAAAGCATCTCTGGATCAGAGTAGAAGTACTTAACCGAAGAAAGGCCACTGCCATCGGACACGGTGCAGAAGTTATCTCCGAAAGTAATTGAAGGATTGTCTACGAGAGACAACACAGACAAGAATTCTGACAGATCATAAATTCCAAATGTGTTCGGGAAGTTTTCTTCGATCTCAGCACGAGATACGATGTTTTTTGCGATAGACATAGTCTTCAAGACGTTACCGCCATTGACTACAATGTTTGGATTGATAGTCGAGAAGTTACGCAAGATCTCGACCGTGCGACTAGATAGTTCCATTAGGTCTTTCCTCAGTTAATATGTTGCACATTATATAACACTTTACACCCACTTGTCAAGTGGTTTCTCTCATTCGACTGAAGTTTTTGTCCTTAACAAACGTAAGCTTGCGTTCGAAGTGGGCATCTTCAAGTTCAGTCTTGTGTGAGATTACAAACACATTAGTGTCTTCTTTTAATGTGTCAATAATCTTCATAAGGTTGTCGACACCCTCCCCATCGAGAGACGAATCAAAAGTCTCATCAAGGATCAACAGGTTGGTCGACACAGAATTTTTCATCTTGGCTATTTGTCGCCAAGTGAATAGTAGGGACAAATCGATACGTTGTTTCTCACCCTCGGAGAAAGAATCATATGAGAACGTGTCGCGGTAACGTGACCGGATAGTCTCACTGAAGCTGTCGTCCAACTCAAAGTGGACAAAGAAATCTAGAATCTGTAAGTACTTGTTGGTCAACTCATTAATGACCGGAATGTACTGTCGGATAATCTTGGTCTTAATACCAGTATCTCGCAGTAACTCACTTGCAATACGATTGTACGAAGATCTTTCGGTCAATTTAAATTTATCATCGGTCAACCCGTGTAATTCAGAGTCCAACGTAGTTAGATCCGTATTAGCTTGGCCCATATCACCATCGCTGTCAACCATGTTCTGCAAGTCTTGTTGAATCTTACCGATGGATCGTTGTAGACGACCGATAGTTTGATTGTTGTTGTTCAGCGTATTCTGATCTGCAAGACAACTGGCCATCTGTTCTTCTAAGAGATCAATCTCTTCTTGATATTGTTTCTGTTGAACCTCAGCTTTATCCATCGCAGACTTCAGTTCTTTTGCCTTAGAGGTCGCAGCGTCTTTCTTACTCTTGCGCAAGTCTTCTGCGATATCCTGATCACATGTAGGACACACCTCATTATCGTCAAAGAACTTAGCCTCTTTGACCACAGACTTTACTTGCGACTTAAACTGGGCATAGTATTCGTCTAACTTACTCTTGTTGGTACGTATATTGCATAAACTATCTGTGATGGTTGGCATCAAATTATTGACGGTTTCGGATAGTCTCTCATTCGCAAGATTG